TCATGACGCGCTATCCCTCTCGCGCGCGGTGAGCTCGATGATCGTCCAGGCGAGGCACCGCTCCAGGTCGGCGATCTGGGTCCAGATGCTGCGAAGGTCATCGTGGACCATCGTCTCGGTCAAGTGGCCGAAGCGGGTGGCGAGCCAGGGCAGCGGCATGTCGGTGGGAACCGGCGGATGCGCAGTGTCAGCGGTCGCCAAGTCCCACACCTCATCGGAGGCGCTGCGGTCCATGCAGAGCCAGCAGCGGACGAAAGGCGTGTCCATCCATTCGATATCATAAATGGCGGCCGTGGCATCACGGCGCAGGATGGTTACGTCGAACTCACGGAAGAAGGCTCCTCCGCCATCGACGACAACAGGCAGCAGGCGCGCGATGATGTCGTCGCCGACTTCGCTTCGCGAGCTCTGACGGAAATAGCGGGTGTCGATGGTGACATGGGTCAGCATCTGCATCATGGCAGCTCCTCGGCCGGCGCCACTCTGCGCGGGCCTCACGCTCTACGTCCAAATCGTCGAGCTTGGTTGAAAAATCCATCACGGCACCCGGCAGAAATAGACCACCCGCCCGATCACGCGGAGATGTTCCAGGTCCGCCGGCCGAAGCGCTTCGACCGGGTAGATCTGGTTGTCAGAGACCAGCTCGACCGTGCTGTCCAGGCGGCGGCGTAGCCGTTTGACGAGCAGGTCACCGCCGAGATTGACGACATAGATGCACCCATGAACCAGCTCGATCTGGCTGTGGTCGACGACGAGGATGGAGCCGTCCGGGATTGTGGGCACCATGCTGTCGCCGCGAGCCCAGATCACCGAACATCTGTCTGGGGCTGCCCCGAGGTCGCGCAGGAACGCGCGCTCAAAAGCCACGACATCGGTCACGAGTTCAGAGGTCACGCTTATTCCGGCGCCAGCCGCCGCCTCGACGTTATAACGCGGCAATCGCACGAGATCCGGTCCGTCTGGGACCCTCTCAGATCTGGACGCGCCCATTCCAGATCCGAATGCCATGTCGTCGAGAGTGATCCCCGCCGCGCGGGCGATCTTGGCAGCATTCGCAAATGACGCAGTCGAAGACTGTGCTACATATTTGCTGATTGTCCCGAGAGGTATGCCGGTCTTCTCGGTCATGGCACTGGGACCGCCACCACGGGCTATTGCATCCGCCACCCGCGACCGCAGCGCCTGCTCTGACGCCATATTTGGATGTATCACGGGTGCACCGTCCTTATTCGGGTTGATGACATCCATATTTGGATGTACCTTTAGAACAGCGTCGCGCGATGGCGTCGCGCGAACGCGCACAAAGCGAAACAAGGTGACTGAGGTGTGCCCATGGCGGCGAAGTCCTGGTCAAAGGAAGAGATCAAGTGCGCCATCCACAAGAAGGGGATGACGCTCTCCGGCTTGGGCGAACTGCATGGCGTCCATCCGAGCAACATGCGTGCCGTATGGTCTCGGCCCGTCCGCGCGGCCGAGCGAGCCATCGCAGAGTTCCTTGACGTGTCCCCCAAGGAACTGTGGCCGGATCGGTACCCGATCCGGAAGGCGTCCATTCTTTCTAACGAAAATGCGCAGCTCATCGCGAGTCGAAAATCGGCACGCGCGGGCTGACCGCTGCGGTAGCGCCAGCGCCAGTTGAGGCGCGTCAGGATAGGCACTAACCCATGGATGACATCATGCCCACCCCCCCCACCATCATGGACATCCGCCTCGCCGACATCGACGTGCCGGCCGATCGGGCGCGCGACTTCTCGGAGGCGGGCGCGGCCGCCCTCGCGGGCATCATCGCAGCCCAGGGGCTGCAACACCCGATCCGTGTTCGGGCGTCGGGCGCGCGCTACACGCTGATCGCGGGCCTCCATCGCCTGCGTGCGCTCGAGCGGCTCGAGCAGCCGACAATTCCGGCCGTGCTGTCGGGCGCCGTCACTGACGACGAAGCACGGCTGGAGGAAGTGCTTGAGAACCTCGGCAGGAATGAGCTGACGGCGCTTGATCGGTGCCATCACCTCTACGAGCTGAAGCAGGTCTACGAGCGGATGTACCCGCAGGCGAAGCACGGGGCGGCATCACCAAAGGCGCAAAGTTTGCGTCTTTCCTCGGATGGCGAGGTCTTCGGCTTTGCGAGGTCTTCGGCCGAGAAGATCGGGCTGTCAGCCCGGGCCATCCAGCTGGCAGTGAAGATCTGGACGAAGCTGTCGCCCCGATCGCGCCTGAAGCTCGCGGGGACACACCTCGCCGAAAAGCAGACCGAACTCCAGAAGCTGTCCGAGCAGACGGCGACGGTGCAGGACAAGATCCTGGCGCTGGTGCTGGGTGATGAGCACCCGGATATCCAGAGCGTCGGCGATGCACTGGCGCATCTCGAAGGTGGGGTTACACCGACCAAGGTCGAGAAGGATTTCATGCGGTTGCGGGACGGCTTCCTGAAGTTGCCGGATCCGACGCTCGACCGCCTGCTGCTGGAAATTGAGGATCGCGTGATCGCATCGCTCAAGCGGCGGGGGCGGATCTGATGGCCATGCCTCGCACCGCGCACCGGCAGGCGGGCTCGAAGGCGCGTATCGCCGACCAGATCGTGACGCTGATCCCGCGCGATACGACTGTGTGGGTGGAAGGATTTGTGGGGACAGCCGCCGTGACGCTGTCGCGACCGATCGGCCGGGCGGCGGAGCACATCAATGATCTGAACGGCGAGATCGTGAACCTGTTCAGGGTCTTGCGGAACGACGCGCAACTCGCGGAGCTTTGCCGAAAGGTGTATCTGACACCCTATTCCCAGGAAGAGTTTGAGGTGGCGCGAACCATCTGGGCGGACGAACATGCCGATGAGCTCGACCCGGTGGAGCGCGCGCTGCGCACTCTGATCGCCTCATGGCAGGCGATCGGGGGCAAGCAGACGCATACGGCGGCCTGGAGGCTTGATCTCAAGCGGTCGTGGCTTGTCAGCGTGTGGCACTCGGTGCCGGATCGGCTGCTGCGCACCGCCGTGCGGCTCAAGCACGTTCATATCCACCGTCGGCATGTCCTCGAGATCCTCGATCTTTTCGGGGACAACGCCAGAGCGACGATCTATCTCGACCCACCCTATCCGCGCACCTCGCTCGCCACGCGCGAGGTGCTGTACGCGTGCGACATGACGCTGGCAGAGCATGACGCGCTTATCGAGCGGCTCCTGCGCTGCAGGGCGAGGGTCATCGTCTCGATGTCGGTCTGCGACCTGTACGACGACGCCTTCCGGGACGGGGGGTGGTGGTCGCAGTCAGTCGCCGTGCGTGGCCTGCGAAACGCCGTGAAAGTCGAGCGATTGCATTGCAACTGGCCGGTCGAGACGTCGACCGACCTGTTCGCATCACTCTGAAATCGGGAGTGCACGGACATGACGGAAAAAGTCATTGCCTACCAAGCCGTGGTGGAAAACCCGCTGGGGCGGAGCACCGACTGGCCGGAGCACTGCGCTCTGGGGGTGGTCGCGCACCGTAGGTACGGCGTCGACGGGATCGACGTCGGCCCGGTGATCGAAGTCATCCAGTTCGAAGACGATGAGGCGCTGTGGGCGCCTGTGGAGACCGATCTCCGGGACCTGATCGCGGGATGCAGTCTGATCAGCACCCCGGAAGGCGCGCGGAGCCTGGCAGCCAAGCTGATCGAGGCGGCGGATGCGGCGGATCAGGTCGCAGGTGAGGTGACCGGCTTCGCGCCTGCCACCTATGACCTGATCGCGCACCTCCGGCGTCAGATCGCATTCAGCGGCCGGACGTTCGGGCCGGGCTCGCGCGCGGGCGGGATCGTGGCTCACATCACCAAGGAATTGGATGAAATCAAGGCGGCCCCCGGTGATCTCGCCGAGTGGGTCGATGTCATCCTGCTCGCCCTGGATGGGGCTTGGCGGACCGGCGCCAGCCCCGAGGCAGTCGTCACCGCGCTTGCCGCGAAACAGGCGAAAAACGAGACGCGGTCGTGGCCGGACTGGCGCGAGATGCCCGAAGACGGGCCGATCGAGCATGTTCGGAGCGAGGTGCCGTCATGCCGCTGAGCAGCGAAATCCGGGCGGTCGTCGCCGAGCTGGATGCGGTCGCGTCTGGGCATCCGCGGGGGGATATCGCCGGTCATCACTGGGAGGTCGCCTCGGCCAACCTGCTCGCGATCGCGCTGCGTCTCCGTGAGCGCGAGATGGAAGAGGCTGCCCGCGACACGGCGCCGCGTGTCTCCAACGTCATCCCGCTGGTGAGGCTCTGATGCGGTCGCTGCGCGTGCTGGTCGGGTGTGAGTTCTCAGGGGTGGTGCGGCGTGCGTTTGCCTCGCGCGGCCACGATGCGTGGTCCTGCGACCTGCTGCCGGCCGAGGATGGCAGCAATCGGCACCTGCAGTGCGATGTCCGCGACATCCTGGGCGAGGGCTGGGACCTGCTGGCGGTGATGCATCCGCCCTGCACGCGGCTCTGTAACAGCGGGGTGCGGTGGCTGTTCAAGCCGCCGGCCGGCCGCCGCGTGGATGACATGTGGGCCGAGCTGGACGAGGCCGCCGCGCTGTTTAACGCCTGCTGGACGGCGCCAATCCCCCGGGTCGCGATCGAGAACCCGATCATGCATCGGCACGCGCAGGCACGGATCGTCGGGTATCAGCGCCCGCAGTATGTCGAGCCGTTCTGGTTCGGGGACCCGTTTTTCAAGCGCCTGGGTCTGTACCTCCGCGGACTGCCGCCGCTGGTGGCAACCGATTGGCTGCCGCCGCCGGCGCCGGGGACGGACGAGCACAAGCGCTGGTCGCGCGTGCATCGGATGCCCGCATCGCCGACCCGGGCGAGGGAGAGGAGCCGGACGCATCCGGGGCTGGCGGAGGCGATGGCCGATCAGTGGGGCGGCTATGCCATGGCGCAGGTGGCCTGAACATGAATGCCGTGTACTACAACGAGGTGGACCCCCATGCCGCGCAATGGCTCCGCAATCTCATGGCAGATGGCCTTATTCCCGCCGGAGATGTCGACGAGCGGGATATCAGGGACGTGCTCCCCTCCGACCTCGATCAGTACCGGCAGTGCCACTTTTTCGCCGGGATCGGCGGCTGGGCTCTCGCGCTCCGGTGGGCAGTCTGGCCAAGCGATCGGCCGATCTGGACCGGATCCTGCCCCTGTCAACCTTTCAGCGCGGCAGGCCGCCGCCGCGGGTTTGCTGACGAGCGGCATCTCTGGCCCGCATGGGCCTGGCTCATCAGCCAGTCACGACCCACGTGGTCGTTGGCGAACAGGTTGATGGGCGAGCTGCAAGGTCGTGGCTCGATGCTGTTTCGGCTGACCTGGAGCACGCAGGCTACGCCTTCGGGGCGGCGGTACTGCCTTCTGCGAGCGTCGGCGCCCCCCACGCCCGGCACCGGACGTTCTGGGTGGCCAACCGCGGCGGCCCTGGACTACCGGAGCGAATCCGCGACGACGGCGTTCGATCTGGCCCGGTGGGCGCACTCACGGGGGAAGCCGCTTTCGGCGGTAACGTCCCTGAGCGCCTGGCCGACCTGCAAGGCGACAGACTCGACAGGCGGGCGGGCCAGCCGAGCGAGGGGGCGCGGCTTAAATCTCAACGACTTAGTGCTTCTGGTGTCGTGGACCACCCCGGCAGCGTCGGACGGGACCAGGGGCGGAACGATCACGCCCGGCATGTCGGGCAGTTCGTTGACTCAGCAGGCCAGTCTGGCCGGCCCGGCGCGGGTCACGACGGATGGGCGTCTGTTGACTGGATCGGCTGCCGGGATGGCCGATGGAGGCCTGTTGAGCCCGGAACACAGCCGCTGGCTTATGGGGTACCCGGCCGCGTGGGGCTTCTGCGGGGTTATGGCAACGCGATTGTCCCGCAGGTCGGCGCGGCGTTCATGCGCGCGGTGATGGAGGCCCTGGATATGATCCGAAAGGCAACAGCCGATGAGTGACAGCTATGCATGGCTCATCGCCGAGTTTGACGAGGCGCTCGAAGCCGCCCGCGAGCATGGCGCGAGCCTGATCATCGCCGTGATCGGCACCGCAGGGCGTCACCGTGTCCGCTCGCGTGCCACGTCCGACGGGATGATGCGCTGTGCACGTGAGGCGGCGTTGATCGCTGCCGAACAAATCGAACACGACCCGGCCTATGCCGGGGTTGCTGACGAATTGCGCGCAGTCGACGCGGCCCTGACACGTGCCGTTGCGCTACTCGCCGCCGTCGACCGGCTGCGGGGTGCGCAGACGGACATGAGGGACGATACGCATCCAGCCCTGGTGCACTAAGGGAAAGGGACGCGGCAATGCAGGAATGGTGGACCGCCAAGGAGCTGGCCGCGCTCGCGTCCGACCGGGGGATCACGACGTTCCCTGGATCGGAGCGGGGTGTTCAGCTGCACGCGGCCCGCGCCGGATGGGCCGATATGGGCCCCGGCCGCTGCCGGCGGCGAGCTGGACGGGGCGGCGGCACCGAATATCACTACACGCTGCTGCCCGATGCGATGCGGGCGGCGATCGAGCTGCGTGACACCCGGGCACAGCTGGCTGTGCGTCACGCGGCCGAAGTCGCGCGGGACGATCGGCGGGTGGCCGCCCTGCGGGCCTCGGCGCTGCCCGCCCGGGCACGGGCGGTGATGGAAGCGCGGGCCGAGGTGCTGCGGTCGATCGAGGGCTATGCGATTGCTCAGGGGCAGTCGCGGGCCTGGGCGATCGGGCGGTTCCTGGCTGCGGTCCAGGATGCCCTGGACCGTCAGGATCTGGAGCGGGCGCGGGATCAGGGTGAGCCTCTGACGGAGCGGGAGGTGGCGAGCCTGGGGCAGCAGCTGGTTCTGATGGCTGGCGATGGGTTCGCGTTGTCAGTGGCACGCCTGATCGAGGCCAATGATCGGCGCGGCAAGGCGTCGATATCGCGGGCGACGCTCTATGGATGGTTCAGCGCGCGCGACCGTGGCGGCGTGGGCGCTCTGGCGCCGGCGGCGACCAAGGAGGCGCAGCCGGTGCCTGCCGGGTTCGCGATGTTCCTGAAGTACTACGCATTGCCCACCAAGCCGTCAGCGTCCGACGCGCTTGAGCGGTACCTCGAAGATAATCCGGCTCCGGAGATGCGGCTCACCATCGATCAGGTCCGCTATATCCTCCGCGAGCGTATGAACAACATCGAGAAGGCGGTGGGGCGGGAAGGGCTGCTGACCCTTCGTTCGCGGCTGGCCTATGTGACCCGTACCACCGAGGACATGCTGCCGACCACGATTTACACAGCCGACGGCAAGACCTTCGACGCGGAAATTTTGGATCCGGTGACCAATCGGCCGATCCGGCCAGAAATCACCACGGTGCTCGACGTGGTGACCCGGAAAGCGGTCGGGTTCGCCTTGTCGCGCAAGGAGAACGTGATCGCTGTCACCGAAGCCCTCAAGAACTCGGCGATTGCCTGCGGCATACCGGCGATTTTCTACGTCGACAACGGGCCGGGCTACAAGAATAAGACCTTTGATGCGGACTGTGGTGGCCTGATGGGGCGGCTCGGCATCACGAAAATGCACGCGACGCCATGGAACTCGCCTGCCAAAGGGCGGATCGAGAGGCCCAATGCCACCATCTGGGACGTGCTTGCGCGCCGGCTCCCAAGCTATATCGGGCACGATATGGACAAGGAAGCGTCGGCTTTGGCCCACAAGGCCTCTCGACGCGACCTGAAGACAATCGGCACGACGCGGGTCATGCCGTCTTGGGATGAATTCGTGGAGATGTGCTCGGCATGGGTGGATCGGTACAACGACCGACCGCATAGCAGCCTGCCGCGCATTGATGACCCCGCATCTGGGAAGCGTCGGCACATGTCGCCGAACGAGATGTGGGCGGCCCATGTCGCGACAGGTTTCGAACCGGTCGAAGTGGCGGCGGATGAGCGTGATGATCTGTTCCGGCCGTACGAACTGCGCACGACGCGCCGCGCGGAGGTCTACTGGCTCAACAACCAGTACTTCGATCACGCCCTGCAGCCCTATCACGGCGAGCGCGTGATGGTCGGCTACGACTATGCCCAGGCCGATCGGGTCTGGGTCCGTGAATACGACGCGGAGAGCGGTCAGCCTGGCCGACTGATCTGTGTCGCGAAGTTCATGGCGAATTCGGCGCGATACGTGCCCGTCAGCTATGAAAAGCAGGCACTGGAGAGGCGGGCAAAGTCTCGCCTGCGTCGTATCGACGAGAAGCGCGATGCGATCCAGGCCGAGCTGCGCGCCCCGCTGCTGGAGGCGCCCGTGCAGGCGCCGATGCCGATCATCGAGGCTGCGCCGCAGCCGGAGGTGGAGGTGGAGATGGTGCCGGTGAAGCCGGCGGCGCGGCGGCAGGTTTTTGCTTCCGATGCTGCCTTGGCAGCCTGGGCGCTTGAGCACCCAGGCGAGCTGACGGCCGGGCAGGCTGCGGTCTTGAGGCGGTGCCTGACGACCGAGACCGGTCGAGATCTGCTGCGGGTGTCAGGCGTCGACGCGGATGCGCTTAGGGACGTCCTCCGCGCCGTCGCCTGACGGTCCAGTGACCAACTGAACAGGAGAAGAGATACATGATCCCCGGATACGTTGAAACTGAGAATTACAAGGCCTTCCTGGAGGCTCTGAAGCGCCTTGACGAGCGGGGGGCCGAAGAAAGCTGCATCGTGATCATCGACGGCAAGCCCGGGTTGGGTAAGTCGACAATGTTGTCGAGGTGGGTGGTTCAGACCGGCAGCGTCTACATCCGCACCACTCAGGGCTGGGATTACAGCTGGATGGTCAAGGACATCCTGGCCGAGCTCGGGGTCGACCCTGAGCTGATCCGCACCACGCGCGCGCGGTTCCAAAGGCTCCTCCAGGAACTGCAGATCCGTCAGGAACGGGCGGCACTCGCCGGACAGGCGTTTGCCCTCGTGATCGATGAATGTGATCAGGTCGCGGGGCGACGCGAAATCATCGAGGGGCTGCGGGATATCTCCGACCTGCTCTATCTGCCTACGGTGCTGGTCGGCATGGGCACTCTGCGCGACTCTCTGCGGCGCTACCTCCAGGTCGGCAGCCGGGCCCCGAACCGCGTGACTTTCGAGCCGCTGTCCGTTTCGGACGTCAAGAAGCTGATCAAGCACAAGTGCGAAGTGCGGGTCGCCGATGACCTCGCCGAGTACGTGCACCGGGCCTCCCGCGGCTACTCGCGGGAAATCCTGGATGCCATTCGCGCAATCGAGACCTTCGGGGCCCGGCTGGGCGATGTCGGTGACGGGGTGACGATGTCCGATATGTCCGAGCAGCCGCTGATGATCGACCGTGCCAGCGGCAGCCCGGTCTATGTGCCGCGGAGTGTGTGATGCAGCAGGTCGCTGATCAGCTCCTCACCCTGCTGCGGGAGCGCCCCGTGGCGTCCATCGCCGATATCGTGTCTGCCTGCGATTGCAGCCCCGGCGACGCAATGGTCGCCATCAAGCACCTAGTCCGTAACGGCTATCTCGGCCGCGACGCGGCGGGGTACTGCCTCACGCGTGATGGCGAGCAGGCCCCGGACGCGGGGCGGCGCCCGAAGCGCGGCCCGGCCGGGCCGCGCAGCGACGCCATGTTGCAGAGGATGTGGCAGTCCATGCGCATTCGCAGGCGCTTCGGGATCGAGGGCATCCTCGACGACGCGCTGCGCCAGACCGATCGGCACCCCCGGCGGCTGGTGATGACCTACATCCGGCCGCTGACCCTGGCCGGCTACCTGATCGAGCTGCCCAGGCCGCCGACCGGCGGCCGGGTCTGGCAGCTGGTGCGCGATACCGGGCCTCTGGCCCCGACCGTGCGGCGCCCGGCGGGCGTCGTGCATGACAACAACACCGGGGAGGATTTCCCGTGCTGATGACCTTCAAAGACCGCATGGACGCTCGGATGAGCGCGCTCTGCCAGCGCGTCGCCGACCGGCTGCCGGCCCGGGTGATCCGCCGTGCGGACGGCCGTCCGTATCTCGTGCGGCACCTGATCTGTCGCCTCCCGGGCGGGCGGCGGCTGTATCTGCACCGGTTCGTCGCGTCGGACGATCTGGATGTGATCCATGACCATCCCGCGCGTTTCATCTCGCTCATCCTGGCGGGGGCGTATCGCGAGGAACGTGCCGTGCATGTGCCCGAGCTCAACGGGCCGTCGATCACGGATCATCGCCACGGCCGCGGCTCGGTGAACCGTATCAGGCTCGGTCGCTGGCATCGGATCGTGCTCGAGACGCCCGAGGTCTGGTCGCTGGTCTACCGCGGCCGCACGCGGCGGCAGTGGAGCCTGCGGCGGATCCTGTGGCGGTCCTCGGCAGAGGGGCGGTGGCCCTATCGGGATACGCCGATGCCGCCGGCGACCGACAGCGACTGGGCGGATCGGCCCAGCGGGCGGGTCGTGCGGGAGGCGCTGGCTGCCGAAGCCCAGGGCGCGAGGCAGCGTCGGCTGGAGGTGCAGTTCGTCAAGACGAAGGAGGTGGCAAATGCTGACTGAGCTGAACACCGAGAATGAATACGCCTGGGACGAGGAAACCGGCGCCCCGGGTGTCGCCGTCCTCGCCTCGGCGATCGAGACCTGGGCCTGGCTGCAGGACAGCCGGCCGACGCTGGAGCAGGCGGCGGCGGCTTTTGTGGCNACCGTTCAGGTCGTGCGCGAGTGCATCGAGTGGAGTGGGATGCATATCGAGGTCGACGACCACGGCCAGGAGATAATCGAACATGCCGAGGAGTGAACAACGCGCCGAAGTCATGACGCTCTTGTCGCAGATGGCCGACAAGTTCAATTCGCTGGCAGATGATCATGAGCGCATGGCGTCCCTGCTGGGTCAGATCCCCGCTCTGCGGGACGCGGCACCGAGGTGGCGCACGGCAGCCGAGCGCTACCGGGTCGATAAGCACGCCTTGCGCTCCATCCTGGAAAAGATGGTGGGCGCCCATGAGTGAGAATGCAGGGAAGCTCGTCACGATCCTCGACCGGGCGGCGCAGGATCTCGATCAGGTGGCGCAGGACCTGGAACAGGCGGCCGGGCTGTGCGGCGACCGACAGGAGAGCCTGTCGATCCTTTATTGGGCCCGTATTTGCTTGGCGACAGCTAAGCACGCGCGGCACTGGTCAAGGATGACCGAGCCGAAGGAGAAGTAGCATGCCGGATGACCATTATAAACTGGTGGCAGCCGCCCGCCTTGTTACCGCGGAAGCGGAGATCCGGATGCTCCGCGCCGAGCGCGCCGCGAAGAAGGCCAGGGATGCCTACTACGCGGCTAAGGCGTCGGAAGAAAAGGCCTACGCATATTATGCGACGATATGGCGCCGAAAAGCTAAGGGAGGCGGTGATGCCGACTGAGCGCCCGCTCATCCCGGCGGAAGAGCCGGAATGGATCACCATCCTGCGCGAGCAGGTCGGCCGGCCGGGCGCCACCATTACCTCGGTCGCCGCTGAGATCGGCATGAGCCGACCCGCCCTGTCGATGGTGCTGACCGGGTCTTATCCGGCCCGGATGGATCGCGTCACCCGGCGCTATGCCGCGGCCGTGATCGCCCGCTATCGGGGCGCCGTCGCCTGCCCGCACCTGCGCCGGTCTCTGACGCAGGCTGAGTGCGCGCAGATCGCCGGGCAGCCGCTTTCGACAAGCAATCCCGAGCGACTGCGGCAGTGGCGGGCCTGCCAGACCTGCGCCCTTTCCCCTTTCAACGCCACGCCCGAGGCAGAGAGCCTGCGGGCATCTAACGGAGCCTGACTGACATGGACACCAACACCGACGCCAGGATCACCAGCTTCAGCCCCGCGCCCGTGCCGGATGGCCGGGTGCTCTTTGAGGGGCGCGAGTACCTGCGGGACGGCAGGGGCGGCATGCGGGCGATCGAGGCGATCCGGCCGCAGGATCTGCTCCAGGACCAGCTCGTGCGCAGCGAATTCGGGTGGGCGCTGGCCCTTGCCGATCAGGTGCGGCGCTTCAAGGGACACGCCTATGAGAACCTCGGGGCCTTCGACGCCCTGCTCGCCGAGAAGTACGGCCTGACGAAGGGCGGCGGGAAGGGCAATCGGACCTACGCGACGTATGACGGCCTCATGCAGATCGAGGTGCGGGTACACGATCGGATCGTGTTCGGGCCCGAGATGCAGGTGGCGAAAGGCCTGATGGACGAATGCCTGAACGAATGGGCGCAGGACACCAAGGCGGAACTGAGATCGCTGATCACCCGAGCCTTCGAGACCGACAAGGAGGGCTCGATCAACCGGACGCACGTGTTCAGCCTGTTGCAGATCGAAAGCGACGATCCGCGGTTTATCCGCGGCCAGCAGGCGATCCGCGACGCGATCCGTGTGGTCGGCGCGCGGCAGTACATCCGCTATCGCATGCGCGAGTCCCCGGATGCGCCCTGGACCACGGTCACCATCGATCTCGCCAACGCCTGAGGTGACGCCATGAACATCATCGCCGTGATCAACATCGCCAAGGTTCAGCTCGGCATGGAGGAAGCCGACTATCGGGCGATGTTGGCCCAGGTGACGGGCAAGACGTCGCTGCGGGCGATGACGCCGGTCGAGCATAAGCTCGTGCTCGACCGGATGAAGGCATTGGGGTTCCGGGTCAAGGTCGGCGCCAAAAGGCTGCCGAAAGTGGCGCGCCCCCAGATCCGGAGGCTCTATGCGCTCTGGTACTCGTGCCATCGGTATGGCGTGATCGCCAACCGCTCCAATGCGGCGCTGCGCGCGTTCTGCGGGCGCGTGCTGGCGCCGGGACAGGATGGTGTCGTGTTCGACCCTGACCTTTTGTCGCCGCCGCAGGCGTCGAAGGTCATCGAGGTCCTGAAGGCGATGGAAGAGCGCGGACAGAGGGCAGCCGGATGACCGCCGGCCGCCCGCCCGAGATACCCGAGCGCCTCCCCGCGTCGCTGGTCGACGTGGCGGAGGCGCTCGGCCTCGATGTGGCGGCGGCCCTGATGCGGCTCTATGGCGGCCAGGAAATTCAGCTGCCGCGGCGACCACGCCCGGACCATCCCGTGATCGTGGCCCTGGGGCCGGATGCGGGCTATGCTCTCTGCCACTATCTCTCGGGTCAGCGGATCTATGTGCCGCATGGCCGTCAGCGCCGGTCGGCGCGACGTGATGTTCTGACGCTTCAGGCGGCAGGCCGCAGCCGCCGCGAAATCGCCATATTGCTCGGACTATCTCAGCGGCATATCCGCCGCATGGCCAATCAGGCCAGCGCCGATCCGGCGCAGCTCCCGCTCTGGAGCGATCGCGAGGACTGAGCCCCCCGGACGTCCGGTCCGGGGGAATGTCTCGCCTCTAACGGGCACCTTGAGATCGTGCATATCACGATCGGATTTGCCCGTCATGTCTCAGCCCATCGCCTCTATCCAGGCCGCGCTCTCCGCTCTTGGCTACGCCCCGGGGCCGGCCGACGGTCTGTTCGGCCCGCGCACGTCGGCCGCCGTCAGTGCCTGGCTCGCCGCCGGTGGTGCGCCGGCGCGCAAGCCCGACGCGGACAAGCCGGAGCTCTATCAGGGGGCGACCCCTGTTCGCGAGATCATCATCCACTGTTCCGCGACACCGCCTGGCTGGATGGCAGGGCGGTCCGCCGCCGACAAGGTTGCCGCGATCCGTCGCTGGCACATCGAGGACCGCGGCTGGTCGGACATCGGCTACCACTGGGTGATCGATCGCGACGGCACACTGGTTCGCGGGCGCCCTGAAACCGTGGTGGGCGCCCACACACAGGGCCACAACACCGGCTCGATCGGGATCTGCCTGATCGGCGGCGCCATGTCGTCTGCCGATGACCGGTTCGTCGACCATTACACTCCGGCCCAGGACATCACGCTGCGTCAGCAGATCCAGGCGATCAGCATGCGGGCGCAGATTTATCGCGTGTCCGGTCACAATGAATACGCGCAGAAGGCGTGCCCCGGCTTCCGGGTGGCGCCCTGGCTCGAGGAGGCTTCCTGATGCCCACGCCCTCGCCCTCGCCCCTGCCGACCCTGCCCGTGTGGCAGGCGCGCAGCACCATCGCCCAGGCGCTGCTGATCGGCAGCGTCGCCGCCAATGCGCTCGGGGTCGACCTGATCGGTGTGGCGGCCGAGATCGGTCTGGGGTCGACCCCGGATCAGATCGCGGATACGGGCATCTCGATCTACCAGACCGTGGCCCCGGTCGCCTTCGGGGTGTGGGCGTGGCTCGAACGGCGGGCGCCCTCCTATCAGCTCGTCTGGCCCTGGGGCAAGCGCGGTGGCCAGCCGGATGCCGTCAGCCCGCCGGCCGCGACCTATGGCGGTTCGGCGACTGACATCACGACGTCCACCTACACGCCCTGGAACCCGGCGCTGCTCGATCCGACCGGCCCGGGCGACGACGACCGCGCCTCGAGCGATCACAGCGGGCACCGCTGACCTTCTGACCTTCGGGGCTTCGGCCCCCCGCAAGCCCCGAAGGAGCGGGCATGACCGAGATCATTGCACATCAGATGTCCCGCGTGGACGAGGCGCATAAGCGCCTCGACACCCACGAGCAGCGGATCGGGCGGCTGGAAACCCATATGGCAGTGGAGGCCGAGCGGTCGCGGCACATTCAGACCTCACTCGACGACATCCGGTCGTCGATCAGCTGGGTGATCCGGCTGGTGCTGGGCGGGATCATCGCCGCCGGGATGGCGTGGATCATCGGGGGTGGGCTCAATGGCGTCCACTGACGATACCCGCCGCAAGGCAAGGTCCGACTACATCTATCGCCGGATGACCGGGGCCACGATCGCCATGGCTTACGGCATTTCCAGCGCCACATTCACGAGGTGGAAAAAGGCGGCGAAAGCCGCGGGTGACGACTGGGATAAGGCGCGGACGGCGGCGATTATCGCCGGCGAAGGCATCGAGGCCGTGGTTTCATCGGTCGTCGAAGATTTCATGCTGCAGGCGCAAAGCCTGCTCGATGACATTAAAGAGGGCGACCTATCCACCAAAGAGAAGGTCGCACACCTCGTGGCTTTGGCCGACGCCATGACAAAAGTCACCTCGTCGGCCAAACGGCTCACTCCGAGGATTTCCGAGCTCGGTGTGGCACAGGACGTGCTCCGGCAGCTGCTGGATTTTGTCCGGCAGAACTTCCCACAGCACGCTGAAGCGGTCCTTGAGATCGTCGAGCCGTTCGGCGAGCGTCTCGCGGGGATCTACACATCGTGACCCCGCGGCCGCAGCTCAAGTCCCGGCTCAGTCGCTCCGGCTTCAGAGACGCGGTCGCTGGCCTGGCCGCCGAATTCAGCCAGTGGATCGAGCTGTCCGTCGACGCTTTCGACCCTGANCCGGCCGCGCGTCAGCTGCGGTTGGCGCGGGTCGCGGATCCGGTCACCGGCTATCGATACTTCCTTGAGACCTATCTGCCCCACTACATCCGCGGCGAGGCGAGCCTGTTCCACGAGGCGATTTTCGCGCGGGTGCCGGCGATCATGTCGGCCTCAAAGGGGGTGCGCGATATCTTTGTCGCGCCGCGCGGATCGTCAAAATCGACGCATATCAGTCTGGGGCTGGTGCTCTACCGCATCGTCATGCGGACTGCCCGGTTCGTGGTGGAAGTCTGTGACGTGGCCGCGCAGGCGGCGTTGCTGATCGAGGCGATCAAGGCGGAATTGATGACCAATCCGCGGCTCCGGGCCGATTTCCCGGAGGTGTGCGGCAAGGGGCGCGTATGGCGTGAAGGTCAGATCGTGACACGCACCAACGTCATGGTTATTGGACTGGGCGCCGGTCAGAAGGTGCGCGGTCTGCGTCATGGGCCATACCGGCCGGACCTGCTGATCTTCGACGATCTCGAGAACGACGAGCAGGTTCGGGAACCGGATCAGCGGGACAAGCTGGAGCGGTGGGTCTATCGCGCGGCTTTGAAGCTCGGTCCCGCTGACGGGTCGATGCATGTGATCTGGGTGGGTACCATCCTCCACCATGACGCCGTCCTGGTGCGGGCGTGCAAAAAGCCGGGGTGGCGCGTCACCAAGTTCCAGGCCGTGGTCAAATTCCCGGACCGCATGGATCTCTGGGAGCTTTTCGAGGAGGCATATCACGCCGAAGGTGAGGGCGCCGCCCTTGCCTACTATGCGCAGCATGAAGGCGAGATGAACCTCGGGGCGGTAGTGAACTGGCCAGCGGTACAGCCGCTGGTGCAGCTAATGCTCGAAAGGGCGGCATCGCCAGATGCCTTCATGACCGAGTATCAGAATAGCCCGATCGCCACAGGGAACCCCTTTGGCAAGATCACGTTCTGGGTGACAGATCGGCGGGATCTGGTGTTTTTCGGCGCGGTTGACCCCTCCTTGGGCAAGCACGGCAAGGGCCGGGATCCGTCCGCCATCCTGATCGGCGGCATGGACCGGTTGACCGGCCGGATGGACGTGGTCGAGGCGTCGATCCGCCGACGTCTACCCGACGTGATCATCGCCGATGCGATCGCACTTCAACGGGAGTATCGGTGCCTCCTCTGGTTTGTTGAGGCGNTGCAGTTCCAAGAGTTCTTGCGCACGACGTTGATGCAGGAAGCCGCCCGCCAAGGCGTCGGGATCTCGGCCGTGCCCGTGGTGCCGTCCGCGGACAAGACCCTGCGGATCGAGCGCCTGCAGCCGCCGATCGCGGCCGGGCTGATACGGCTGCATCCGACACAGACGACGCTGATCGAGCAGCTCCAGCAGTGGCCGGACGCGGACCATGACGACGGGCCGGATTGTCTCGACATGCTGTGGCAGTACGCCCTGCGCTATTCGGGCGGCGGCGGCGGATCGATCACCGGGGTGATGGCAGGGGGTGGCGGTGGCCGTGGCCAGCGCCTGCTGGGGGATTACAGGCTATGAGTAAGCGTCAGCGTCGCGCCCGGGCATCTGCATCCTATGCCGCGGCTGTGCCCGCACCGGCGCCGGTGCGGGACCGGCGGAACCTGCCGGGCGAAGCCCGGCACCTGATTGCGAACGCCCGCAACGACATCTTCGTGCCGTACTATTCAGGCGCGTTGCGGCCGCAGGACGAAACCCTTATCGCCCGCGGCGGCGGCAAGGGCCTGAAGATCTATGACGAGATCAAGCGCGATGGCAGGGCCTACGCCGCCCTTGAGAAGCGCAAAATGCACCTCCTCGCCCGCGAGTGGGAGGTGACGGCAGCATCCGCGGCCGCACTGGACGTGGAAGCCGCCGACGTGACGCGCGAGATTTTTGCCGGCGTTGCCTTCGACCGGCTGTGCGAGCAACTGCTCGAAGCCACGCTGAAAGGCTACGCGGTCGTGGAGGTCGTTTGGGGGCGTCGCGATAACCGCATCGTGCCTGTCGCATTCGTCCCGCACGATGCGCGTCGTTTCGTGTTTGACGCGGACGGCCGCCTCCGCCTGTTGACGCCGACGGCGATGACGGACGGCATCCCGGTGCCGGACCGCAAGTTCATCGTGCACCGGTTCGGAGACGGGGCCGATCCGTACGGGTTGGGCCTCGGGACGCGCCTTTTCTGGGCGGTGCTCTTTAAGCGGGAGGGCATCGCGTTTTGGATGCACTTTCTCGACAAATTTGCCGGGCCGACGCTCGTCGCCGGCGTGCCATATGGCACCCTCTCGGAGGAACAGCGCCTGCTCATGCAGGCTCTCGAAGAGGCCAGGACATCATCAGTACTGACGGTGCCCATCGGTGTCGACGTCAAATTCCTGGAGGCGACCAGAAGCGGATCGGTCTCCTACGAGGGCTGGCTCGACTACTGGGATACCGAGATCTCGATCACCGTCACCGGCGAGACGCTTACCACAGATATCGGCGCCGTCGGCTCGAAGGCGGCGGCCGACACCCATCACGAGATCCTGGAGCTGCTTGTTGATTCGGACGGCGATCTGCTGTCCGACACTCTCCGGAGCTCTCTGATCCAGTGGATCGTCGACTACAACGTCCCGGGTGCAACGCCGCCGTCCGTCTACCGCGTCCGGCGGCGGAACGAGAGCGCGGCCGCCGATGTCCGCCAGCGGCGGGCGGCCGCCGCGCTTAAGGAGAGCGAGGCCCTGCGCGCCGTGATGCGCATCGCCGCCCTGATCTCTGACGATGCGGCTGCGCGAGCCTATCTCGTCGCGACCGGCACGGTCGACGAGCTGTCGGACGAGGTGATCGACACCCTCGTTGGCATCCGCAGCGAGATCGCCAAGCTCAGCGGCAGCGGCGACCAGGCGCCGGACCAGGTGCCATCGCCGGCGCCGGACGCGCTGCCATGATCGGCTGCCCGCGGTGTGGCGTCGCCTTCGCGGCCGGCACGGGCCATCCAGTGGCCCGGGTCACCGACCAGCTCATGGAAGCCAGCCAGCCGCATATCCGCCGGCGGCTCGCAGCCGCACAGCGGATGCTGGAACAGGCTGACGGCTACGAGGCGGCCGGCCGCGGGCTGCTGGAGCTGGCCAGTCGATGGACGCCGGATGCACTGGCGGGCATGCTGCGGCCGGCGATGGATGTCGCGGCCTATGAGGGGCGCGAGGCCGTCTTTCAGGATTTGGACGATGAGGGGCTGTCGCTCGGTCAGGGCAGCGGCGGTGCGGCGTTCGCGGACGGGGACGGGGACGCACGGCAAAGCTTTAACGAGCAGATCCGGTTCTTGGCGAAGAAGCGCGTCTCGCCGACGGCGAGCTGGCGCGACGCGCTGCAGGGCGATCACGACAGGGCCTTCGTGGTCGCGGGCGCGACCGATGTCGGCATGTTAGAGGAAATTCACGCCGCCGTGATCGAGGCGGCGGAGACTTATGACTATGCCGCCTTTAAGGCGCGGCTGAACGAGGTGATCGAGCGCTACGACTGGCAGCACAGCGGTCAGCGCGAGCGGCGCATCCGCACGGTCTACGAAACCAACTTGCGCTCAAGCTACATGGCCGGCCGGCTCCGGCAGATGACCGACCCCGACGTCGTCCGGCTGATGCCCTATTGGCAGTATGTGCATGCCGAGACGCGTGTGCCGGCCGATCCACGGCCGCAGCATGCGGCCTGGGACGGGATCGTCCTGCTGTGGTCTCACCCCTGGTGGACAACCCATTTCCCCCCGAACGGCTGGTTCTGTTCGTGCGGCATTCGGGCCCTGTCCGAGCGTCGCGCCAAGAAGCAGCCGCGTTGGGGCGAGGACGCGCCCGCCGCGGTGATGAGAAAGGTCTGGGACCCGGCGCGGGGCATCCAAATTGAGGTGCCGCAGGGCATCGACGTCGGGTGGGACTATCAGCCGGGTGAGCTGTGGAGCAAGGGCCTGACGCCGTCCGCGCTGCTCGATCCGGCCGATGGCACGCTGGAGGTGACGGGGCGCCATGTGGTGCAGGTGGACACGCCGACGCCGATTTCAGATCTCCTGGACCAGAGCCGGCCATTCGAGGCAAGCCCCCTGCTCGGCGACGATCTCGATCCGGAGGACTTCGTCCGAGCCTTCCTGACCCCCTTCGGGGCTGACCTGGGGCAGCCGGTGCTATGGGAGGACAAGGCCGGCACGAAGGTGCCGATATCGGAAGACTTCTTCAGGACGCGGGCGGGTGAATGGAAGATCGGCAAGCGCGATCGCGCTGCCTCGGCGCCGCTGCTGGCCGAGACGATGCTTGACCCTGATGAAATCTGGCTGGGTGTCGCTGCCAAGGTGAACGCAGCCAACCCAACGGCATATGACCTCGTGATGGATCGCCGCTATGTGCGGACGGACGGCACAAACGCCACCGTCGTGGTCATGGAAGTGGGTCGGAAGTGGTGGGAGCCGGTCACGGCATTCCCGACCACTGGCAAGAAGGGGCGGCCGGATCTGCGTGCGCTCGACAAACGCCGGGGCGGCATCCTGCTCTGGAAACGAAACGGCCGGTCGGGGTGATCCGACCGGCCTGCCGAGGGCCTACCAGGGCTGATCACCAGCCTCGTCCTCCCGGCACCTGATATCTAAGCACGATAGCGAGGGATGTCGAGATGGCGATTATTGACTATGACGATCGGCTCGCCACGGCGGAGATCTCGGAGCTGATCCGGCGCATGGCCGACCGGCGCCCCTTCTACGCGGCAGTCGGTGAGGCGGCCGTGCAGCAGACCCAGGACAACTTTCGCCGGCAGGGAAGCTCCGCCGGGCCCTGGCAACGGCTTAAAGCCGCGACGATCCGCCGGCGCACAGCGGCCGGTCAGACCCCCATCACGATATTGCGCTCGAACGCCAAGGCGAAGCAGACGAGCCTCGCAGGATCCATCTCCTATCGCGCCGATGCGTCTGCGGTGGAGTGGGGCACGCCGCTGCCGTATGGTAGGGCGCATCAGCTTGGGGCCGACATCCAGATGCCGGCCCGCACCGGGCGCATCTACCGCTCGGCAGCCGCCGGTCGGCTCTTCGCACGGCGGGAGGGGGCCGACCGGGAGATCGAGGTGCAGATCCCCGGCTATACGATCCACCTGCCCGCGCGGCCGTTTATCGAGCCGCCGGATGAGGAGGAGATCGGGGATCTGGCCGCCGACTGGCTCGGCCTGGAGTGACCGGCCCTGGCGCCCGCTGGGGCGCAGGCCGGTGAAGAGGGGGCGGATGGACCGGATCTCCGGAGCCGCCCCGTTAAGCCGCCGTTAGAACGGCGGCAGGCGCGATCAATCGCGCGGTCGGGCGTCGAGGCCCGCTGATCCCCTTCTTACCCCCCCCGGACCTGCCGTCCGGGGGAATACCTGCTGCCGATGGGGCACGATCCGCCTGTAGTCAACAGGCGGACACCCGATGACCGGCATCAAGCAAACGCCCACGATCGAGGTTTTCAGGTCTGGCACCTTCACATCGATGGAGGGCCGCCGGATCACGTACACGCCGGCCCAGCTGCGGGCGATCGCGGATGCCTATGACCCCGCGACCGCACCGGCGCCGGCCGTGGTCGGTCACCCGGATCACACGGCGCCGGCGCTGGCATGGGTGCGGTCGTTCGCCTATGACGCTCAGGCCGATCGGCTGCGCGCGACCCTTGAGGACGTGCAGCCCGAGCTGGCTGAGGCGGTGGCCGCCAAGACCTATCGGCGGGTCAGCCTGTCGATGTTCGACCCCGACCACCCAGCCAATCCCCGGCCAGGAACCTGGTACCCGCGCCATGTGGGATTTCTGGGCGGCGCGTCACCCGCAGTGACGGGCCTACGCCTCGTCGAATTCGCCCTGCCGAGCTCGGAGGCGACGACGATCGAGGGTGACCTCGCCTCGTTCGGCGATGGGAGTGCGGCGGCGACCGCCAGCATCGTCCGCCGCCTGCGCGACTGGATGATCGAGCAGTTCGGCCTTGATACGGCGGACCGCGTGCTCCCGGGCTACGAGATCCAGTGGCTGTCCGACATCGACAGCCAGCCGGCCACGCCGGCCACGCCGGGCTTCGCAGTCTCCCCTCCCGATCCGACACCGACACCCACGGAGGACAATCCCGTGACCACCACGCCCACGCCCACGCCCGCCCCGGCCCCGTCGCCGGATGCGGCCGATCTCGCGCGCCGCGAGGCCGCACTCGCCCAGGCACAGGCGGCACTCGCGGCCGAGCGCGCGACCAGCTTCGCGGAGCGGCTGGTCACCGAGGGCCGCCTGATCCCCGCCTCCCGGGATGGGGTCGTCGCGCTTCTGACGGCGCTGTCGGGCCCTGACGCCGGCACGTCCACCGTTTCCTTCGCGGCGGGGGAGCCGGCGATCGCGGCGGCCGATGCCCTGCGTCGGATCCTGGAGGCGCAGCCGCCGGTGGTCTCCTACGGCAGCTATCGGATGCCGCCGGCTGAGGGGGATGGCGGCGGGGTTTCGTTCGCGGCGCCGTCCGGGCGTGAGGTGGATCGAAATCGTCTGGATCTGCACAACCAGGCGCTCGCCTATCAGCGTCAGCATCCCGGCACGTCCTACGTGGACGCCGTCATGGCAGTCTCGTGAGGTCGCATCATGATGCAGCTCTACTATGACGTCCTGTCTTTCCCGGTCACGGCCGCGGGCCTGTTCGATGACGGCGCTCTGGTGTCCTTCGCGGGCGTGCAGGTGCTCGCCGACGACGCGCCGGTGGCCGGTATCGCGATGCACCCGGCTACCGAGGTGGGGATGTCGGTCACGACGATGGGTCTCGGGCTCGCCACGCTCACCGCATCCGGTGTCGTGTCTGCGGGCAATCGGGTCGTGTCGGCCGTGTCCGGCGGGGTGAAGGCGGCAGGTGCCGACCCTGCGAATGTTCTCGGCTTCGCGCTCACGTCCGCCGCTGACGGCGCGGGCGTGCGAGTGTTGTTCATGCCCCGCTGACTCGGGCCAGATCTATAAGGAGTGCCCGGCATGACCGGTATCAATGTGCGAACGGCGGGGGTTGTCGACCCCGTGCTCTCCACCCATGCTCGCGGCTACCGCAACCCGGCCTATGTCGCGTCTGCGCTGTGTCCCCGCGTGCCCGTCCCGTCGCGGTCGGACAAGGTGATCAAGTATGACAAGAGCGATTTTCGGGCCATCTCGGCGCGTCGCTCACCGGGCGGGCCGACCCTTCGGCTGCAGCTCGGGTACGCATCCGATACCGTCGCTCTCGACCAGGATTCCGTGGAGATCGTGGTGCCCCGAGAGCATCTCCAGGAAGCGCAGCGCCAGCAGCCGTCTCTCGCCCGAGCCCTCACCAACACCGGGCGGGTCATGAAGCGCCTGGATCTGGGGCTCGAGATCCAGGTCGCCACGATGGCGCGGTCGACTGCGACCTACGGAACGAACAACCGGGTGGCGCTCACCGGCAGCGATCGATGGACCAGTCCCGACAGCGATCCGCTCGACGATATTCTGGCCGGGCAGGCTGCGATCAGCCGATCGATCGGCGTCGAAGGCAATGTGCTCATCGTGGGGCCCACCAGCCTGAAGGCACTGCAAAAGCATCCTGGCATCCAGAGCAGGTTCACGTATTCGACCCCCGGCCTGCTGACGGCCACGATGCTGTCGAGCTATTTCGGGGTGCCGGTGGTCCTCGGCGGCGCGGTCTACCTGCCGGAAGGGGCCCTGGACACCGACCCGGCTGTCCCGGTCTGGGGTGATGACGCGATCCTGGCCTATGTCCCCGACGTGCCCGAGGATCAGCAGGACATGGGTGAACCGGCCTATGGCTACACCTACGAGCTCGAGGGGTACCCGGCCGTCGAAACGCCTTACTACCACGATAATCGGAAGTCGTGGATGTACCCGATGACCGTCGAACGTCGGCCCTACATCGTTGGAGCCGAGGGCGGCTTCCTCATCCAGAACGCGGGAGCGCCGGCCGCATGACCTCCCATCCTGATGGTGCCGATCAGGCGCCGCGTGTCACTGCCGCCGACGTCGACGCCGCGATCGTCAGCGAGCATTTCTTTACGCTCGGAGACGCGGTTTCGGGGGCGGCGCCCGATCGCCGGGTGACCTACCCCGCATCGCTCGATCGGGTGACGGTCTGTGTCCTGACCCTCCACAACGGATGGGTCGTCACGGGCAAATCGGCCTGCGTCAGCCCGGCCCTGTTCGACAGCGATCTCGGCCGGCGCCTTGCACGCAAGGCCGCGGTCGACAAGATCTGGCCGCTGCTCGGATACGAGCTGGCGTGCCGCCAGTCCGGGGGGAACGTGGCATGGAACTCGTGACCATCACCCTGACAGCGCCCGCCAAGATCGGCGGGCAGCGGTATCGCGAGGGCGACACGGTCGACGTCTCGCCCGGCCTGGCGGCGCAGCTGCGGCGCGACGGGCTGGTGCGTGACCGCCTCATCGGAGGTGTCGCCGTCGCCGACATCGTCCGCGAAGGGCAGGACCGTGCGCGGCTCCGCGAGCTCGAGGCAGAGGTCGCCGCTCACGCCCTGCTCGGCGCTCGTGTGCGACTGCAGCGGGAACCAGCTGACGACCGTCTCGCCGACGTG